AATTTATTTTTAATAAAACAAATGTTTATATTGATTATCATTCCAAGGTGCTGAACTTACTAATCTTTCAGCATTGAAATCGATTCTATCATTGTATCTAATTTTACTAAGTTCATCAATCGATGTGTTTGGTAAAAGTTGATATCCATAATCTATTTTTCGATTTACCGATAAACAATAATCTATAAACTTAAAATGTCCACCATAAAGAGTTCCTTTGATATTCACTCTAGCATTTGGAATTCCCCAAGCATCTGCGGCAATCAATCCATGTAGAGATGATGATAAGATAAACTCCACATCTAAAATCTCTTCGATGAATTCATGCAATCCAGCACATATATTGATTATCTTTACACCTTGCTTTTTCAGATTTTCAATATGTGGTTCATACTCATCAGCGTAATGAGGAATCAAACCATATTTGTACTTTGGTTGTTTTCTTTTATAATCGGTGATATATGGCATTAATAAAGCAGGGTCTCCATAAACATCAGGACAATCGATACCCTTACTCATAAGTTCGTTTCGTGTCAAAGGTCCTCTAACTGCAAATACTTTCTCAGGTCTTGCTGAGATGTGGTTTTGGTCAATTGCTCCCCCACCCCATACTAAATCACCTTGATTTAAATGCTGAAGTACTGAACCTACTACGATTAACTTACCACTTACTCTATCGTTAGTTAGTTCAACCGTTTCACTTTGTGAGATTGTCTTTACTAATGGATAGGATACGATATCTCCCCAATTTTTTGCTCTATGTGGAAATTGTTCATTTCCATTATTGTATTCGAATACTTTCATCGTACACCATTTATCATCCCATACTCATCAAAAGTTGGAGGTGAGCCCCACTTTGTTATCCACTTTCTCATATTGGCTTGTTCAGCCATAATCTGTCTTTCCGAAGTTCTACCATCATTTTCTTCCAATCGATGTGAACCTCTTGCTCCAAAATGCCAAACTAATGAAGTTGTTGGTAAGATGAATCTAAATCCGTTTTGTAACATTCGTAGGAACAAATCCATATCATCATAAGATGCTGGAGCGAATAGTGGGTCATTTCCACCAATCTCATCCCAATGTTCTTTCTTAATTAATCCACTTACACCTTCACCTTTTGGAATCTCAAAATCATTTTCTGAAGTGAATTGTTCAGCGTATTTATCAAACAACTCTGAATTGAAATCATAGTGATATGCTCCAAATATTTCCTTTGGAACTATTACAGTGCCTGGCCTACTTTGTGGATTGGGAAACATAGCTGGTTCTACTCTGTGTGAATTTACCCATAACTTTTCATTTGGATATTTGTTGTGAGTATCCATCAGAGCCTTATCCCAATTTGTAGTTACATAGAAATCTGAATGTAAGAACATAATGTATTCAGTTTCCACTCTTTGTGCACAATAGTTCATCCCACCACCAATACCAATTGGGAATTCGTTCTTATCGATGTAGTATTCTAAATTATATCTTTCAAAGTTTTCTCTTAACCACTCATCAGTTCCATCAGTACAATTTTCCGCATGAATGATAAATGGAGAATCTTTGTAATAAGAGTTCTTACGAACACTATCTACTGCTATCTTCAGATAATCTAAGTTGTTATATGTTGAAATACAAAATGTTATCATTTTAATACTAATTCAATTTATTTATTTGAAAATCAGGTAGGTTTTTTAATTTGTTAATTTCGTTTTAGTAAAACATTACATTCACACATTACAATTGGGTTGTATCCAATTTTTTGTAAATGTAGTGTAGGGCTATTTTCTAAATTTGTTGAAGTTTCTAATGGATGGTCCTCTAACCAAATTAAAGGTGAAGTACTTTCTAACAAGTCCATCATACCATCTAAAACAGGTATTTCATAGTTTTCAACGTCTATTTTTATAAAATCCGGCTTTAAATTAAATGGGAGTGCATCAAATCTTTGAAGTAAAACATCCATTTCAAAAACTTTTCCTTTTGATTGAGCTTTATCACTATCATTAACAGCCGAAACTCCACTACTTCCATAATCTTGCTCATAATGTGAAAACTTAACTATTTCGGTTTTATCGCTTAATCCTATACAATATGGTGTAATGTTTTGGTAACCAATTACATTCTGATACAAATAAACATAATTGTATGGAGATGCTTCAAATGAATGTATTTTAACATTTGGAAATAACTTATTAAACATCAACGAATGATTACCAATATTTGCTCCTATATCAAAAAATACACCATTAGATGGAATATAATCTTTAAATATATTCATAATATGAGCTTCGTAGAACCTTTGTTGTTTTATCCAATCGGATATGTGGTCACCATCATGATGAACCATATCAGTAGGCGGAATAACCCAAGATGGTGGATTTTGATAAATACTAAAATCAGTTGGATACTTCTGCATAATTGGGTAGTGATTTTAATTTGTTATTAATTTTATTTATTTTATCCATATAAGGTTTTACCTCATCTATGTATTCAGATGTACCTCTATCTTTAAACGGAAGCATGGTAACACCATACATTTCTTCAAAAAGGTGTTTATTATCCTCTATTACATCGGTATTTATAATCACTGTTGGGAAATGTGGATTTGTTGTCCAATTATCAATCTGCTTATCAATACTATCCAACCATACACCAATATCAAACGGAACTTCATTTTCACCTTCCATCAATTTCTGAAAGTTGTGATACATTCCTCGTTTGATTTGAGATGAGATTGCAATACCAACATTTTCAGTATAACAAAAGATACCACTACCAACTACCACACCCAATGGTCTAATGTAGTGGCATGCTTTCATCTCATAAACAGAGTTATATGTTGAGTATTTATCTTTAATACAATCAACTATGTAATTGTGTCTTGAACCACCAAAGGAATTAACCCAAATATCAATTGGCTCTCTTTTGAATAGTTCTACTATGATTTCTTCAGAAAAATTGTGCTGTCCCATTATATTGTTTCGTATAAAGCGTTTTGTTTCTCCTGTCTTTCGATATCCTTTGGATGGTATAATGCGTACTCTTCTTCAAATGGTAAGTAAGTCATTGTATTGTAACCTTTGATTCTTTCATGTACCTTACCTTCCCACTCAATCTCCGAAGTTCTACGATAAATTCTTGTCTGAACATCAGGCCAATTTACCCATCCGTTTTCGTTTACATTCCATCTCCACTTTTGAATATGTTCTGGAGTCAAACCTTCAACTGTGTTTACTCTGGGTACGAAGTATAAATCAATATCAGCGTTTGCTTCTAAGAAATCATGTAGATTTGCAACCAAATATTCCGATGGTAATTCATCAGCATCAATTTGGAAGATGAACATACCTTGTGCATGATTCTTTAAATTGTTTTTGTAAGATGCAAAATCTTTGTTCAATGGGAATCCAATTACATTAATATTAGAATGTAAATCGTTAATGATTCTCAAATACCCCATCACATCTTCAGTTACACCACCTTCATCGTATTGAATCAGAATTTCATCATCTGATTGGATTCTTGGATGAAGAAAGTTTACTAATTTTGTAATCTCATTTATTTCGTTGCAAACTGTGATTGCATATGTAACATTAACCATAGTATTGTTTTAGTGTTTTTTCATTTAAAAATACTTCAGTAGCATATTGAATACCAGCTAAGTTATAAGTTCTATAAGCGGCTCCCTTTGCCACAAAATCTGGATTGTTTTTGATGTAGGAATCATAGATACGATTACCACCAATATCAAATGGAGTTTTTAACTCATCAATTCGTTTTTTACCCTCAGTATATGAATTTACACCAACAACTTTTCTTAACCAATTTAAGAATTTAATAGGTTGAATGTTTGAAAGTTTCAATGCAGATACTTTTTTTTGATAAATTCCAGTTACAAAAATTAGAGTTGCATCTTCACCTCTTAGAGTATTTCTATCACCATCTGTGTATGTATATGTTGATATTCTATATAATCCATAAGGTCTAATATCATTTTTAGAAATTCGGTTACCAACTTCTAAATAACCTCTATATTGCGGTGCGTAATTCATTATACTTTATTTAGTTTAGGGAGTTTTAACTTTGGTTGAGAATCTACTTTATTCAATTTAGGTAAATTAAATACTTTTTGGATTGGTACATTACTTACATACTTATCCATAATTTTACCCAAATCCTCAGTCATTTTCTCCATCGTAAAATTATTGATAATATTTGTTCTCAAACCAGATGCTCTTTTTAACTCATTATTATAATCATTAAACAATTGATACATTTTATTTGCGGCATCTGAATAATTTACAGTAAACCATTTTGATTCTTTCAATAAGAATTTATCAGCTGCAGAATCATGTACATCGGTTAATTGACCTTCTAATAAGATAGTATGTTCTTTTGGTAAGAAATCAACCTGTCCACTCCAATTAGAAACCATAATTGGTTTACCAGTTGTAGCAAATTCGGCCAAAGGTCTGCCATATCCTTCACCTTTGGTAAATGAAATCATTGCCTTCACTTTCGGGTGATTATACAACTGAGCCATTTCAGTATCATCTAAATCACCATGTAATAGATAGATTGGTGGTACATCTGATAATTCTTTAATTACATTCTCAATCTTCTCTCTAATGTTTTCTCTATCAATTACCGAAAATCCAGCATGAGATACTTTCAGAATAAGACCAGGTCTTTTATCTTTAGGAAGATATTTGAACACTGTGCTGAAAGTTTTGATTACCATACCAACATCTTTTCTATCTTGTCCTAAATTACCCTTTAACCAATGTCCAACAAAAAGGAAGTTAAAATCACTTCCAATACCTTCTAAAATATCAGTTTCCGATTTTGGGTAGTTTACATATCGTTCAATATCTACCCCCTCAAACAATACTTCAACAGGTTTTTCAGTTTTAAAAGTTCTAATCACCTGCTTTGTTTTGTTATCTTGTTCTTGATATTGAGTTTTATCAAACAAAGATTTTGTAAACTGAGATGGTACTAATATCAAATCCATTTTATTTGCCCCATCAATAAATTCCTTTGGAATTACAGTAGTTTCTACACCAGCGGTAATACCAATATTAAAAGTACCCTTTGGTTCAAACTCATTTGCAACAGACATTTGTATGAAGATATCTGGTTTACGATTGACTTGAGTTACCACATTTGCCAACATTTTCTGTCCAAATTCGGTTGTTGGGTCTACTTGGTTTTGTGGAGTATTTCCCCATCTCATTGGTACGATTTTAACATCGTATTTATCTAATTCAAACAAGCTTCTTAGGATATCTCTTGCATGGTCACCATAACCACTTCGAGTGAAAAACGGAGCTTGAAATACTAATAAAGGTTTATTCATAACTTCTTATCTTTTGTATGCTGTAATATTTGTAATTTGGTAATTTTCGTTGAAAGTGATTACATCCATAATCTCTAAAACCATATCACCAATTGTAATTGTAATTTCGTTGAATGTTTTGTTGCCAGAATGAGTGATATTGTGTACATCTAAAGTAAAATCTAACTCAAATAAACCAGCGTTTGCGTTTAATACTTCTTCTCTACCTTTGATATTAATATCCCAATCGATTAGGTGAACATCTGAAGAATAAATATGTGATAATCCTCTGATATCTTTGTTTTTGAATCTATCAAAGTAATCTTGTGATTTTTTAATGTACATCATCTTATGCTATTTTGAATAGTTCGTATCTTCTTCTTGGTTTCCAATTTTGGAATGTAGATTCAACTCCATTAACCAATTGTTGACACATATTTTCCTTAGTTAATCCCATATCTTCAATAAATGCTCGTCTACCTTCAACACCATTCTTAATAAGAGTTTCCTTTGGAGTGTTATACATTTCTTCCATAGCGGTTGCTACATCGTAGATATCCACTTTATCATCCCAAATGTATGGAGTTGGAACTGAACCTGTAAGTGATTGGGCTTTACTCCAAACCGGCCTAGCCCATTCTCCCCAAGTTACTTTATCTTCCCAATCTCTCCATTTGTGAAGTGAACCAATCTTAATGTAATCATCAGCAGTTAGATACTTACCATCTAATTTGAAACCACATTGGTCTTGCAATCCACCAGTTACATTTACAATGATTGGTGTACCACTCATTACTGATTCTGCGGTTGTTAAACCAAATCCTTCGTTACCGGCAATGTTGATAGTACAATCTGCGATGTTGTAAAGATAATTTAGTTGTTCCGTACTTAATTTCTTTGTTGAGAATAGAACATTACAATCAGGTGCTAAAGTTTTAGCAACCGTTGGTAAATCAGTACCATTTTGGTCCACAGGTTGAGTGTGCATTAGAAGTACAACCTTCTTAGCTTTTTCTACACCAATTCTATCACAAAAATCTTTGAATGCCATAATCACATCTGATGGCTGTTTTCTACGAATGTTTCGGTTTGACCAGAAAAATACATAATCGTAGTCTTTACCACCCAATACCTCAGAACGGAATTCTGATGGTACATCTACACTCTTAAACTCATTAGGGTCAATACCATGTGGTACATAACTTACTTGCCAATCAGAGTGAGGTTTCCAAGTTGGTTTATCGGTTAGAGATGTCAAACGGGATACAATACCATAAGTTTGACGAGAAATTGCACCCAACCAATCACAACTTTCATAATAGTTTCGGTTGTATAGTGGGTCTGGTAAATCATCCCAAATAGTGTAATAAAGAATAGGACAGTTTTCTCTAATTTCATGCTCCATTTCATATAACCATGTCCAATATCGAGGGTCAGTAAAGTGGAGAATAGCATCTGGTTTTTCGGAATTTAATATCTGTCTTAGTAAATCGGCATCACCATAACCAGTCCAAGGTAAGATTTTAACACTAGCATCAGTTACACCAGTTCTATTTTGAATATCTTGTGATAAATCTAAAACTTTACCTTTATCTGGGTGGTTGATTGCCGCACCCACTTGAAACCAATCGTACTTATCAACAGTACCCATTACCAATGCTTTACTCATAGTAGCAATACCACTACTCATTCGCATATCATCTGAAAGGAGAAGAATCTTTTTCTTTTTACTCATAACTTATTTAATCTTTTTTTAAAATTGTGAACCTGAAATTTGTAGTTTTAGATATTCGTTCATTTCTTTTCTAAAATCTTCATCGGTTACATATCGTTCAACTGTTCGGTTTACCAATTTTTGAAGTGTTACATCGGAATCGAATGATACTTGCTTAAAATTGGAATAAACACCTTTTAAAATCTTTACAGTTGTTAGTTTTGTTTCTGTGCTCATATTACATACATTATATACATTTATATATAAGTATATAGATATTTATTTTTACGATGGAATTCCATCACAAATTCCTCTGGTCTTAAATTCACAAAATTTACAATTCTTTTGTTTATCACCAGGTATCTTTGGATAGGGTAAATCTCTGAAATTTCCCTCATCATCAAATACTTCATTTACAAATCCAATAAACTCATTGTAAACTTTGTTTACCGATGGTTTACCATTTGCAGGTACATGCTTTGACATATAAGGAATTGGGAAAGGTGCATCTTCATAGAGTTTTCTCCTCATAATCTGATACTCTACTTTGATTTTATCCAATGGAACATTGAATAACTCTGAGTAGTATTTTTTGTAAAGAACAATTTGTGCATTTTTAAACTTATCAGCTTTAGCGTATTTGTTCCACCCCATTGTAGAGGTTTTCAAATCGATAATGATAATAGAGTTATCTGATAAATCTTTCATTACGATATCAATGAATCCAATGAAATGAACACCTTCTTTTACTTTTGCGTTTAGAGGAATCTCAATTCCCACTAACTCAAATCCAGTCTTTGTGTAAAACTTATCAATCTTCTTTTTGAACCATTCTAAGATTCTTCTACCATCACCATAGAACTCTTCTAACTCCAACTGAGTACATATTGTACCTTCAGTCAACTTTTCGTTCTCTTTGATGTATTCTTTTCTCATCCAATCTAACAACAATTTATCGGTATCGATTTCCATCGCTTGTTTCTTCGAAACTCCATACATCACCGAAAGGAAATGTTGGATTGTTTCATGTATGGATGTACCAAAAATTGTATAAATGTTAGCCGATGATTCTCCCAACTTATCAATGTACCGCAACTTATACTGACGAGGACATGATGAATATGTTGAATATTGGGAAAAACTAACTCTAGCCATAATCTTTTATTTGTTATACAAATATACGAAAAAAGTTTGAGATTATCAAACTTTTATCTTTAATTTCTTAATAATTTTAGGGTCTGTCCCATAATCCTCTGCTAATTGTAGGATTCGTTCTTTCCCCGTTCGAGATGCATATAGAATCTTCAGATAATCCTCAGCTTCCAACTTTGATACCTCATAGTGTTTTGCTACCAACTCCACCAACCAACTTTCGTACTTATCAGCACCCGTTGGTTTCATATACTTCATAAAGTGTCTACCTTTTGGAAGTAAATCAATCATAGCAAGATACATTGCTTTAGGTGGAACTTCTTGAAGATAAGGTTGTACAGCCGCAATAGTTTCTACCCATTCATATTTCATAGATAGGAAACGAAGAACCATATAGTTGCTCCAAGTACGCTTATCCGATTCATCCAACTTATCCCAATACTTTGGGTCTTGCTCATTGGTTACTGCTTTTATGTGGTCAAACAACGATTTTGCCATTATACTAATTTAAATTTATCATCCATATACTTTCTAACAGTATTTCTACTGATACCCAACTCCTTAGCAGCCATATAGATTGACTGATATACTTTACCTGTTTCCAAATGAAGAACTTTCTTTCTTTTTAGTTTATATTCACTTCTATCTATCTTAGATGAAGATTCGCTCATCTTCTTTTTTGTTTCTTCTGAATGGGTTCTACCCAATGGAGATATCTTCTTTAATGTCTCAGGTGTATGCTTCTTTCCATAAAATGGATTGTTTTCACCAGCATGTCTACCACTCATAGTATTTGATACTTTTTGTTTAGTTTTTTGAGAATGAGCTTTTCCATAAAATGCCAATCCCATACCTGTATGGTAATTTCTATTTAGTGGGTCTTTTATATTTTCCTCAATGATTTTTGATTCAAATTCAACAGCTTCTTTTCTACTTTTAAATTCTGAAACTACTTCTTTTATCAAATTATCTTTGTTTGGTTTCCAAGCTATCATACTACCCATATAAGAATCATCTATTGGGTTACATTCACAAGACCTAACTCCATAGTAGAATTCGTTTGTGGTTTTTTCAATTAATTTATATACATAGTGTTTCATGTATATAAATATAACTAAACCATATAATTAGTTCTAAAATTAAGAATTATCTTCTGCTTTCTTTTTATCTAATTCTTCTAACAATGCAAGTTGTGGTGATAGAAGTTCTTCACAAATTTCACCACAATTTCCACAAAGTAAAACCTCAATTGGTACTACTACATCTTGTGGTGTTCCTGCGGCTAACTTAGATATCTTTCTGAACTTAGAACCATCTACGAATACATCATATCCACAATGTGAACATACCACAGGTTTTGATTGTGCCAAATCTAATTTAGCTTGTTGTGTTGGTTGTTCTGATGCTTTTTGTGGTTTGTTACCACCCATTCCTACGATTTTTGCCATCTTAAATTAAGTTTAGAATTTCTATTAGTGTTCCTGCCATTGGAATCTCTTTATCAATCGAATGGAAGTGTCTAGTCTGTCCTTCGGATAATGCAATAATTACATTGGCTGTATTGGATGGAGCGTACTCATCTACTTTATCATACAACATAGTAAACAATTCAGTAAAATCAGTTACTCTACTATCAATGATAGTTTGTCTCATATTGGTATATTTGTTTCTCTTATCATCCGAAGATTTGAGGATATCCAAAACTTTCATTTTGTAATCATTCTCCAATAGGTTTTGAGTATCTACCTGCAATTTACCTTTGATTGAGTTCATTTGACAAGTGTTGATAATCTTACGAATATCAGGATATCCAGCATCAATGATTGGAACTAAATCCTTTGGTTGGAACTCTATTTCCTCTGCTGTCAAAATCTTTGAGATTTGAACCGCTACATCCTTTTTAGTTGGAGGTACGATTTGGAAAGTTTGGCAACGAGATTGAATTGGTTCGATTACTTTCTCTACATAGTTACAAGTCAAAATGAATCTACAATGCTGAGAGAAAGTTTCCATCAAATTACGAAGAATCGCTTGTGCATTATGAGACATATAATCAAACTCATCTAAGATAATAATCTTCCACTTTTTGAATCCCATTGATGATGCAAAGTTAGTAACTTTGTTACGAACTGTATCTACATTATTTTCAGATGATGCGTTTATAAGCATATAATCACATTCAATCGATTTAACAATTAGTTTTGCTAATGTAGTTTTACCAGTACCAGCTCTACCATAAAGTAATAAGTGGGGTACATCACCACTTTCTAAATAACCTTCTACCTTTGATTTAAGGTGTTCGTTACCTACATAGTTTTCTAACTTGACAGGGCGGTAACTCTCCACCCATAAACTGTTATCTATGTTTTCTTCTATATTTTGTTCAAAAAATGCCATATTTTATATTTTATCTACCTACTTCGTTTAATCGTTCTGCTTTGAAGGTTTCCCAATCTTTACCAATACCATCGATATAGAATAAATCTTCTGGCTTCAATCTACCTTCATCATGTAACTTAGAATATCGTTTGATTGCCTGTCTTTTCCACCAATTGTTAATGTAATCTACACCATCTTCAAACTTCTTCTTCATTTTGAGTTCCGATTCTTCAATTTCTGAACGGAGGAACTCATTTCCGTTTTCGTACATCATTGCAAGATATACACCTCTTTTGAATCCGTGATGATAATCAGATGCTTTGATACCGCACTCTTTGAAAATCTGAGTTAGAATCTTTTGTTTGATACCACTTACAGGTCCACTAGCACCTTCACCAGTTCCCATATTAGCACCATTTCGGATTCTCTCATTGGTAATTGCAGTTTCATACCATTCAGCACGATGTTCTTTAATCCATTGATGCCAAGGGTCATAGAACTCATCATCAGGTTTGATTGAAATCTTACCAGCAGATTCACCCAAAGTTTTAAAATGCGGAATACCATTATACTGAGAATGAATCCCATAAAGGGAAGTTGTTCCTACACCTATCAATGTTTGCCCATACTTCTTTTTCCAGTA